GGGAAATTCGATGCCCGGTCTTTCGTTTATCTGGCTGTGGCACACCTGGGCATGAGTGAATCCGATGCCTGGAACATGACCATGACCAGCTTCAGGGCGGCAATGAGCGCTAAATATCCGCCGAAGGAAGCCGCGAAAATCCCGACAGAGCAGCATTACGATGAGGCTATGGACTGGGCAGAGAAGATGTTCGCACTCGATGCACAGCGGAACGGGCTGCACTAATCAGATCCATTTTTTGTTAGTTGATACTCAAGGCGGTTACCGCGATTTTTAGCACAAAGTGCGATCGATAAAGAAAAGGCCTTGAATCGCAGAAATTACACTCATGTGAACATCCTCGAACGGTATCACATCCTGTGATTACCACACAGGTAACTTCGCCGAACTTGCCGCTAACGTGTAAAAGCGTCATTCTGAACGTCGTCGAAAATGTAGACATCCTGACAGAAGTCTGATTGCCCAAATATCACTAATGGTATTAAACTCAGCGACTATAGCTGTCGCTATAGAGTTATATACTTTAGTTGAGGTTGATATGAATCCGTTGAATGCCATTACTTTCGCAGCGCTTTGTGGGCCATTGGCTCAACCTGCGGCTATGGCTCAGGAGTTTATCATTCAGCCAGCTCCTGTTATGTCAAATGCATCTCAGCACTCACCGAGCATCGAGGATTTTGGGCGAGGTCTTGAAGCCGGAAGGGAAGTACTCAATAAGCTGACCATTGCAGTTGATGATTTCTATCTTATATTGATTGGAATGTCATCTGACCATGCTCGTCAGGCTGTTGAACATAATGGAATGGACACTACAGAGGCGTGTGAGCTTTTCCTTAGGGCGTTTGAGGAAGAAGTAAAAGCAACTCTTTCACAGAATTTGCCTGAGTTTGTTGCTGGTGAATTAAAAAGTTATTGGCGGCATGTAGCCAAGGCGCGCTCCTCTGTTACGAGGCTAAATGACTTTGCGAAGAGCCTGAAAAAAGTACCTGAAACATTCCATGGTACTTCAGACCTTGACGGCCTGGCGGCGTTAGCAAAGCACACCACCGAACAGTTGAAAATCCTCCCCCTGCATTGATACGGATAAATCTGTGCATATCGAAGCTTCTATTAACGAGAAAACTAAAGAAAATTTTTTTGATGGAGTCTTTATCCAGTTCCCGGAGCTGGAAGCTTCGATAATTTCTGATTTTCAACGTTACAAATCTACCGGAAAGCTACCCCATTATTTCGGCAGAGACGTAGCTTTTACTCAGCCTTACGGTGCTTTCAGGGCAGGGTTGATGCATATTCATTTATGCCTTCCCCCTGGAAAGTTTCCTGAAAAACTTCCTCAGCCTGACCGTGTTTGTAAGAAAGGCGATCCAAAGAATGATGCTTGCCTTGTTTATGTGCAGGGTGAACTATACGAGAACAGGTATTCCCTGATCGCGATCATGCATCCTGATGCTCACACTAAAACCCGAGAGCATCAAGTTATGAGCTACCTTGCAAGGATTGCTCAGGACTTCAAAGACAATAATTGATCAGATTGTAACGCATTTAATTATGATAACCCGCTTAGCTGCGGGGTGCTTCGTTGCCTGAGATCAAAAAATCAGACCTGCCCGTTGCGCTGCCGCGCTCCCCTGATAGGATATGAATTTCGTTATTGCTGGGGAAATGGAATGAAAGTATTTTTTTGGGGATGCGTATTGTGGTTAATAACCGCCACGTCTAATGCCGCTGACACCTACCAATGTAGTTACGCAAAAGCTGGTCTTACAAATGGCGTCATGGGTAACATGAGCTTACCAGTTCCTGCAAAAGTGGAAGTTTTAGGTGATTCGATAAAATTGCATCGCCCAGATGGAACATTTGTTTTTAGTCCACCTCTTACTCAAAACAGAGGGGCGCTAAAAATGATTGATGATGGTTCAAAGGTATATGTCGCGGCAACTGATGGCTCTAACTTCGCTGTTTCTGACAGGATAGGCAAAGTAACGGAGCAGTGGGATAAATGCCAAGTAATGCAAAAGGAAAGTGAAAGGATAAAACCGATCGATAATCCAAAATGGCGAAATTTGACTACAGCGGAAAAAACGGCTGTAGAAAAAGCTATTACCGATAAATTAAAAGATCCTTATAGTGCTAAATTCAAACATTCCCAATTTATATCCAATGGAAATGGTGAATATTGTGGATATGTGAATTCAAAAAATTCCTATGGGGGGTATGTTGGCAATACACCTTTCCTAATAATGATCGTTGGTAAAGGAAAGGACCTCAATGCTGCCGTCATATCTTTCGGTAGCGATGAGAGCGAACAATTGGCTACTCAACAGGTATGTCAACAGATCGGTTATTTCTGAAGCTCAAGCGTGATATAACATCGAATTAAACCCCGCCTCGTCGGGGTTTTTTATTGCCTGGAGAAAATACATATGTCCGAAAATGTAGGTGAGATTGTTTACATAATTCGTGCGGACACAGCCCAATTGCTTTCTGCTGGTCGTAATGTTGTCGATATGACAAACGATCTCCAGAGTAATTTTGATGATACCGATGAATCAGCGGACAACTTGAATACGACACTGTCGAAACTCGCAGCAACGATCAAGTTAATCTTCGCCGCTGGGGCGTTGCGTGAGATGGCAAAAATGGTGCAGAGCTATCAGGAGATGGCCGAGCGCGTTCAGATGGCGACATCAAGTCAGGCTGAATTTGAAAGCGTTCAGAGGCGCTTACTTAATACAGCTAACGGGACTTATCGATCTTTAGCAGAGGCCCAGGAGCTTTATATTCGAAGCGCCGACGGTCTGCGCAGCATGGGTTATTCCACTGAACAGGCTATCGATGTCCAGGACTCAATGTCTTATGCTTTCGTTAAGAACGCCACCAGTGCGGACCGGGCCGAGTCAGCTATCAGTGCATTCACCAAAGCGATAAACACCGGGAAAGTTTCCGCCGATCAGTGGGAGTCCATCACTACCGCCATCCCAACCGTGATCAATGATATTGCCACCGCCAGCAAAAAAACCTCCGCCGAAGTGCGAGCGATGGGCGCAGCAGGCAAGTTAACAGCATCAGATTTAAGCGAGGGATTACGCCAGTCACTCAATGAGAACGCAGCCGCAGCGGCGGGGATGTCCAACAACCTTACCGATGCTGGCGTGAGGATGAAAACGGCCTTTACTGAAGTTTTGGTGGCAATCGAGGGCCAGACAGGAGCGCTACAAACCTTTACCAACGGTCTTATTGCTGCCGCTGACACTATTCTGGAGTTCGGTCGAGACTCTGAAAGCATGGCTGGGTTCATCGATACCGCAACTATTGCTGCGCAAGCATTTGCTCTTGTGTTGGCTGGTCGGTATGCAGGTGCATTAAAAGCTGGCATTGCCGGTAAGATTCAGAATATCGCCGCGAATCGCCAAATGGTAACTGCTGAAAATCAGGCGGCTCAGGCTGCGCTCTTTTCAGCCAATGCCACACAGCGCAGGTCGCTAGCAGATAAGGAAGCTGCGATTTCTGCGCTTAACCTTGCTCAAGCTGAATATAACGTTGCAAGGGGTAGCGCGGCAGAAATGTTAGCGCTCGATAACCTTATCGCCGCAAAGACAAGAGCAACCGCAGCCTCCATCGTGTTAACTGAAGCAGAAACAGCACAGGCAGCAGCTACCGTTCGCGCTACTGCCGCTGCAAGCGCTGCATCCGTTAGTATGGGATTAATGCGCGGCGCGCTTTCTCTGCTTGGCGGGCCTGCTGGCATTGTTATGATCGCGGCGGGAGCCTTACTGTATTGGTGGCAAAGCGCTAAACAGGCGAAAGAAGAAGCTCTTAGTTTTGCTGATTCTCTGGATGGCGTTATTGCCAAGATGAAGGAGATGAATCAGGCGCAGCTTGTCGGCACAATGGCAGATATAGCTAAATCTATAGAGGCTCAAAAAGATCACATTGATGACCTCAATAGCTCTGTAAAGGAAGCACAGTCAGAGTATGACAAATACATCACCCTTGCAAAGCAAATGGGCGTCGCTCAGGATCAGAATAATGGCTATGTAAAAAAAGCTAACGAATGGCTTTTGACTTTAAATCAGCGAAAAAGAGATGTCAGTAATGCGACTGATAAATTAAATCATACAACTGAGCAACAATCTCTTATTCAGGGGCAACTCAATCAAAAAGCAAGAGAATCCGAAGAAGCCTTCAATATTCTTGAAAATAACCTCAAGAATAAAATTCCCAATGCAAGTTCCGCCGCAATAACAGCAATGGCCTCGACTATTCAGGTACTGGATAGCCTTAATAAAAAAGCCGCGAACGCTGGAAATATACAACCTGCGGAACCGGAAGACTCCCCAGAAGCGAAGAAACTCATTCAGAACGCCGAACGCCGCCTTGCGCTTTCAAAGCTTGAGGGCGAGGCAAGAGCAAGACTGCAGGCGCAATTCGATGCTGATGACGCCGGGATTACTGATGAGAAAAAAAGAAGGGCCCTTGAGGATCAATACGCTGAAACAGAGCGGTTAACCAGTGCGCGAAAAGCCGCAAACAAGGAAGCGAAGAAGTCCGCTGACGACGCAACGCAATTTTTATCTCGTCAGCAGTCTGCATTGGATCGACTCAACACCGGTTATGCCGATGGCTCGCTTGAACTGGCGAAGTACGATGCGGTTATGGCGCTTGGAAATAAAGCGACTGACGCGCAAATAGCTAAGGCTGAGCAGCAGGCCGACGCAATCTGGAGAAGTCAGCAGGCGATAAAGGCCGCTGCGGAGGAAGAGAAAAAGCGCACTCAGGCCAGTCAGAACTTCACCAGCCTGCAGGGGCAGGTATCACCAGTTGCAGCGGTCGATAACTCATATCTGACGCAAATTGCGCAGCTCAATGAGTACGTAACCCTTTATCCGCAAAAGATCGCGGAAGCCGAAGCGTTACGGGCCAGTATTGAGGAACAGTATCACCAGCGGCGCATGGCGGCCATGTGGGAAGAGTGGCAGCAGCAAAGCCAGATTAACAGCATGATTGGCGCCGCCGTGGACTCCTTACAGGGCGGGGCAACCAGCGCCATTACTGGCCTGATAAACGGCACTCAGAGCCTGCGGGAATCTTTCGCCAACATCGGCACCACGATTTTAAACAGCGTGGTAGGCAGCTTTGTTCAGATGGGTATTGAATGGGCTAAAAGTCAGCTTATGGGCCAGGCGGCTGCGGCTGCTTCTCTGGCAGCAACTACTGCCCAGGCTTCAGCTGCCGCAGCTGCATGGGCACCCGCTGCTATGAGCGCTTCAATCGCGACGTACGGCAGTGCTGCTGCGGTGGGGCAATCAGCGTACGCTGGTTCAATGCTTGCAGCCAAGGGGCTGGCGCTTGCTGGCGGTCGCCGTTATGGCGGCGGGGTGTCTGCTGGCAACGCCTACCGCATTAACGAGGATGGGCGCTCTGAGGTCTTCCAGACAGCTGGTGGCCAGCAGATGTTTATCCCCAATAAGTCGGGGAAAGTTGTCTCGGCTGATAATGCTGGTGGTGGGGTTCAGAACGTTTATTTCACCATTAATACTACTGGCGGCATCAGTGATGCTGAGTGGGCGCAAATCGAGTCCAAGGCCATTAATATCAGTAAAAAAATGGCGCTTTTCCAAATCAGCGACCAGGCCCACAGGCCAAATGGTATGATACAGCCGAGAAATAAGCGTTAATTTTTTGACTATTGAATAGGAGCCAAACAATGGCAATTGAAACCGAAGTTGGCAGCATCACGGCGTTCGATAATGCAAATGGACAGGGTGTTCTTGCGACGGTTGAATTTAAAGACTACGACCTTCGTCATGAAGGTATCCGTGTCTTTGTAAAACTCCCGCTCGATAAAGATGCCTCACTGGCGGACATTGAGGCTCGGGCCATTGATGACGCCAAGCAACAACTGAAGAAATTAGTTACTGGTTTTTAATCAGCTATCAAGATTTGTATAACCCGCTGCGGCGGGTTTTTTATTGGGAGTCATCTATGCCAGAAGTTTTCACATGGAAACCTCAGCGAGGCTACAGTGCCGAACGCACCCCAAACGTAGCCGTCGTGAAACTCGGAGATGGCTACGAGCAGCGCCAGACCAAAGGCATCAACCCGCTGATGTCAAAATACTCGCTAACGTTTCGCGGCGTTAACGGGCCGTGCCGTGAGAACCCGGCGAAACAGGCCGAGGCATTTCTTAAAGCACGCATGGCGGTGGAGTCGTTCTACTGGACACCATCGGATACAGGGGTACAGGCGCGGTTTGTCTGCCGCTCCTGGAGCATGACAAAGACCGGGCCGCTCTATGAACTGACGGCCACGTTTGAACAGGTACCACGATAAAGCCGAAAGGCGGGAGAGTATTATGTCTTTGGATAACAAAGTTGAATTGCTGAATACCGAAATTAAAGAACTGCGTAGGATTATTGCTGAAACAGAAAAGGCATTTGCTAATTTTCAGGAACATGTTAATGCTCGGTTTAAAGCGGCCCAGGAGAAGACCGCGGAATATTCACTAAACTTGGGTATTGTTCAGAGCGCAACCATTAGTGATGAGTTGAATTCTTTGGATAAACCTTGATCGCGTCAATCTGGTTAGCAAGATCATTCAAGGCTTTCTGTGCAGCTGGCAAATTGCCATTATTTAATGCATCTCTCTTCAGTGAATCGACTACATCTGACCTAACTGCTGGCATCTGAAGGGAAATAGAAGCGATAGCATAAGAAATGGCTGCTTCAAGAGACTGTAATCTGTAATGCACAGTTTCTGTTGTTACGAGAGATTTATCTTTTTCCACTTGGTTTCCTTACCAGAGGCTATCAGCCATACCTCTGAATATAGGTTCGCCAGTGTCCCGCCACTGACGGGCTGAGCCCATAACATAACCAGGGATAGCGATATATCCCATCCTGATATTCGAACAGTAGCCACCTCCGGGTGACTTTTTTTATGGGAGATTTTCGTGCGCGACATACCTCCAGAACTAATTATCGAAAGTGTCGATGCCGGAGTCGGCGCGTTTATAGATCTCTTTGAAGTCGATCTCCGGCCGTACGGCGGCGATGTTGTGCGATTCCACTCCGGCACCAACGGTTTTTACAACAACGTCATCTGGCGCGGTAACGCCTATCCCGCTTATCCCATCGCTGTCGAAGGCTTCGAGAGCCGGAATGAAGGTACCTATGCGCGCCCGGTTATGGCCGTCGCGAACGTCACGGGTATGATTTTTGGGATGAACCATGATTTCGACGATCTGTTGGGTGTAGTTGTCACGCGCCGTCAGGTGCCGGTGAAGTATCTTGATGCGGTTAACTTCCCCAACGGTAACCCGGACGCAAATCCTACTGTGGAGGCTGTGTCCCGTTACGTTGTCGAGGAGATGACAGAGGAAACCTCAGAGCAGGTGACTTATTCCCTCGCAACGCCGGTGGACTGCGACAACGCTATTATTCCGGCGCGGACTATCCTGGCGGATGTATGCCAGTGGGTTTATCGCGGTACCGGCTGCAATTACGACGGACCGCCGGTCGCAGATGAACGGGACAACCCGACCAGCAACCCTGCGCTGGACAAATGTTCTCACCGCCGCACAGGTTGCCGCTTCCGGTACCCGCGACCATACCCCATGCCAATCAGCAGCTTCCCCGGTTCACAGAAGGTTTCCTGATGCAGGAATTACTCGAGTATGCGGCCTCGTCGCAGGATGAAGTGTGCGCACTGATAATCAACGATACCCGCATCTACCCGTGCCGTAACGTCCATCCCGATCCGGCTCACCATTTCCGCATCAGCGATGAAGACTGGCTGGCAGCGGAAGAGGCGGGGGAAGTCACTGCGGTATTTCACTCACATCCGCAGGCGGTACCGGTGTTGTCAGGTGCTGACCGCGCCATGCAGGTTATGACAGGCCTGCCCTGGTGGCTGGCGTGTAACGGCGAGCTGCGAAAGTTCCGCCCGGTAGCACACCTGCTGGGCCGGAGGTTTGCGCATGGGGTGACAGACTGCTACACGCTGTTTCGCGATGCGTATCACCTGTGCGGCATTGACCTGCCGGATTTTGCCCGGACAGAAGGCTGGTGGCTACGAGGCGAGAATCTCTATCTGAAGAACATGGCGGCCAACGGTTTCTGTCAGGTTTCTGCAAGCGAGGCCGTACCTGGCGATGTGATTATTCGCCAGCCCTTCCCGGGAGCCGACCCGTGCCATGCGATGATCCTGCTGGACGATAACATGGTGCTTCACCACGACCACGCAGGGCACCTCAGCAGGCGTGAACCCTTCCGCATGGCTTACATGAAACAAACCCATTCCATCTGGAGGCATCACCTGTGCTCATCTTTAGATTTGCGGGGCATTTCCGCAGACATTTCCGCCAGGTCACATTAAACGTCGACACCCCCGCCCAGGGGCTGAGATTACTGCTGGCCCAGTGTCCGGAATTCAAAAAAGACTTTCTCAGGTCGCGGGTGCGCGTCCGGATTGCCGGCGAAGACGTTGCCGCAGATTCGATGCGCTGGCACCTGGACAGGCGTCTGGATGAGGGTTCAAGCGTGCTGTTTGTGCCGGTGGTTGAGGGGGCAATTACCGCAGCCGCCGCCGCGTGGATCGCAGTGGCGGTAAGTGTCGCCTCCATTGCCTACAGCGTGTACATGTCCCGCAACATGAAAACCAAAACCTCAGCCGAGGCGGCGGAAAACAACACAATCACCAACAACTCTTTCACCAGTGCGGAGAACCGCGCCGGACAGGGGCGGCCAGTGCCGATCCTGCTGGGCGAGATGGTGTGTGGCTCTAACGTTATTTCCCTCGGTATCGACACGACAAATAACCAGGACTGGACAGAATCAATAAGTTAAGGTGGCATTATGTCTTCAGGCGGCGGCAAGGCCAGCACTCCCAGACTTCTCGACGATAACCTCAAATCAAAACAGTTTTACCGCGTGCTGGATCTCATCAGTGAAGGCCCGATTTACGGACCGGTTGACCAGTCACACCTTTCTTCTTTCATGCTGAATAAAACTCCCATCACGGATCCTGCCGGTAACGTCAGCGTGAACGGCGTGAGCGTGGCCTGGCGACCCGGTTCGGAATTCCAGAGCCCCATCAACGGTTTTTCCGCCATCGAGGCGACCAGCATCGTTAATACAGAGGTGACTTTCAACACGCCACTGGTCCGCACAGTCTCCGATCAGGATGTCACACGCGTGAGGCTGAATATCGGCGTGACGGGGCTGGTCGAGCAGGATACAAAAGGGAACCAGAAGGAAACCTCTGTGATGATGGTGATCGAAACCCGCGTTGCCGGCGGGGCGTTCATTCAGCAAAAAGTGGTTACTATCACCGGGAAAATATCTGGCGAATATCTGGAGGCGCACGTCATCGAGGCACCAGCAACGAAACCCTTCGATATCCGCGTTCGCCGCATCACGCCTGACAGCAACAGCGACCTGCTGTCCAACGGTACTATCTGGAACAGCTACAGCCAGATTACTGACGACAACCTGAACTACCCCTTTTCGGCTATTGCCGGTGCAGTGATTGACCGTGACCAGTACAGGGACACCCCGGCTCGCACCTATCACCTGCGCGGGCTGATTGTCGATGTGCCGGATAACTACGACCCGATTGCGCGTACGTATACCGGATTGTGGCTCGGGGGATTTAAGAAAGCATGGACGAATAATCCGGCCTGGCTCTTTCGCGAGCTGGTGAAAAATACGCGCTTTGGCCTGGCCCGGCGCGCGGGTTATATCGATGTCGACGACGGCGCGCTTTATATCCTGTCACAGTACTGCGATCAGCTGGTAAACGACGGGTATGGCGGGAAAGAGCCCCGCATGACGCTGAACGCCTATATTACCGAGCAGGCCAGCGCCCGCGATATCCTGGATAAAATCGCCGGGATGTTCCGGGGCATCGCCCTCTGGGATGGCCTGCGCCTCACGGTCATGCTGGACACGCCTCAGGATCCGGTTGCCGCCATTACTAATGCGAATGTTGTCGACGGGAAATTCAGCCGCAGCTCGGTTAAACGGGCCGAAAAATACAACGCGGTGGTGGTGTCCTGGACTGACCCGGATAACGGCTGGGAGCAGGTGAAGGAATATGTTTCCGACGATGCCATGATCGCGCGCAGTGGAACCTACAACA